AAATGTAGAGGGCACGAAAGAGCTGCGACTGCTTGTAGACGATAAGTGTGATATACCTGACAGCTTCTTTAAGACTTCTGGAGTGTGTTATGTGTCAGTGATGGCGGGCGATTTCATGGTCACAAATAAAGCGGCGATCATCGTAGTAAACGCTGGGTATACTTCCGGAGATACCGTACCGGATGCAAAGAATTATTTTGAACAGCTTCTGAGATATTTTGATGCAACGAACACGAATGTTCAGGAATATGGAAAGCTGGCCGAAAGATTTGCGGTTGGTTTGGCAGAGGTTCCTGAAAGCCTGACGGATAACGCAAAATATTACGCGCGTCAGGCAGAGCGTGCCGTAATGGGTATTCCGGGGCAGGTGGAAGATGCAAAGGGAGATATCGACAATTATGTAAAGGGCAAGGAAGCTGATCTGAAAGGCGAGGATGGAAATGTGTGCTTTGTCGAGTTTCGCATTGAGCCACCTTGCTTGTATATGCGGAATAATCCGGATGAAACAGACATAGAGTTCCGACTAAACGGTTCAAAATTGGAATACAAATGGAGGGAAAGAGGTTAAATGGCAAATAGATCAACGGGCAGTGGCCAGTGGACTAACATGGGGAACGTTACACCAAATCCTCGTGGAAGTTATTCTGACGCTGAAACATATAAGTATTTAGATATGGTGTCATATGGTGGCGGTTCATATCTCTGCTTGCAGGATGATACAATTGGTGTGCGCCCATCTCCTGGTGAAAGTACAGACAGATGGTTCTGTTCTTCGGTGCCAGGAGAAGCAACCCCGGATTTCAAAAACTTAGTGACAGAAACTAAAGAAGCGGCCAGGACAGCAAAAGAAAAAGCATCTGAGGCGGAGACAAGTGCAAAGGCTTCAGAAATAAGTGCACAGGCGGCTTCGAACTCAGCCGAAGCAGCAGCAGCTTCGGCCAGAGATGCAGAGAATGCAAAAGATGTTGTTGCCGGATACAAAATTGCGGCTGAAAAGGCTGCATCATCCGCTGCGACATCTGAGAAAAATGTAAATGATAAAATTGCTGGACTGGACAATACGTTTTCTGAAAAGACAACGAGCGCAATAGAAACCATAAACAAATCCGTAGATGCAAAAGCAGATGAGATAAAAAATGAAATCACTGCAACAAAAAAATCTATGGTAGATGCGTCTCAGAAAGCTATAAACGACACAATCGATGCGAGAAAAACTGAGATCAATAATACAGGTGCATCTGAAATTAAAAATGTACAGGCTGAATCAGCAACACAGACACAGGGGATTAAAAGCGTAGCAGCTGAGCAACTGGCAGCTATTAATGCGGCTGGTGGCACTTTAGAGAGTGCAATTGAACGCTACTATGCTATGCGCCGTACGAGAGAAATCTATACGGTAGAAGAACTTGATCCGGATGTTACACAGGCCTGCACGGTAAATCGTTTAGATGCTCTGTCTGGTCTTACCTGCACACCGTCCACAAATACGACAGCTGGAGAAGACCAAATTGGAACCCTCGAAGCATTCCGTCCGATTGAAGTGAACTGGATCCTCGATGATGATGGAAACCAGAAAATTACCGCAATTGAGGGAATGCCGGGATATAAGACGACAGGAAAAGTCAACCGTGGAATCATGAACATGGGACTCTATTACAAAAAAGAGCGAAATGCAGAAGACAATGGTTGGCTGCATCATTGGTCCATGCTTCCTCGAAAAGAAGAAGGATATGTTCCGATGAAAGAATGTGTTCGTCCAGACAATACGGTGCAGGGATGGATGCTCCATCCTAAAGGAGCGGCAGTGGATATTGATGGTGTTCCGTATGTAACCAACGGAAAACCCGTCAGAAACAAACCTTCGTATGCAAATTTTACATATGCACGAAAGCAGGGTCCGGCATACTGCTTTGAAACAGATGTGGATGCTGCATGGGTTCTGGCGTTGACAATGATTAAGTACGGAACAAAAGATCTGCAGGCCTATATGAGAGGATGCACAGCTTACAGTAATCAGTATAATGTTGCAGTTGCTGAAGAGAATACAAAGAGAGTAATTCTCACAAAAGATCAGGCGAATTATTTTGTTGTTGGTTCATTTGTCAGTGTTGGAAATCCAGGTTCAAATACGAACTATGATCGATATTATGCTTATATGCATAATATCGTTGATAGCGTAAAAATCACGGCGATTGAAGCTGTGGATGAAACACATAGTGCATTGGTGCTTGATGTTGCAGCACCTTTTACGACGGAAACAAGTTACAAGGTAAGTGCAATGCATTGGGAGACGGGATCCACTGATTCCGTACAGGGTTACGATGGAAGCCCAGTATCCAATACAGATGGAAAGAATATCTGCAAGATTAATGGCATTGAGATTATGCCGGGAGGTCTTTCGGTATCTGGAAACTCTGTTCATATTATAGAGACAGATTCTGATGGAAATACAAGCTGTACATATTATAGATGTGATGATGCCAGATTGTTAACAACTAATACAGATACAATAATTAGTTCGTATGTAAAAGTTGGAAGTTTTCCTGCAACGGACAATGCGTGGAAATACATCAAAGAGCAGATGGTTGATTTTGGTAAAGGAGTTATGTATCCAGTGACATATGGCGGTGGCGATAAAGCTTATTGGGCAGATGGATGGCATACAGGAAGTACTCCTTCGGCTGGCCAAAAGTCAGCCCGGGAGCTCCTCCGGCGCGGCGTTCTGAGCAGCGGCGGCATCGCTGGCCCGTCGTACGTGGTTGGCAGCAGTGGCCTGACGTATGCCGGGTGGTACTTCCTCGCGACCCTTTCTCCTAACGCCGTACGGGGTGAATGGCAGGCGATAGCCTGACAGAGGGGCTGTCCCCTCCAATGGCTACAAATGATTTTAAAATGATGAATTTAACCGTATGAAAATACAGACGGTTTAAAGTAACAAAAAATATAATATAAGGACTTATGGGGTCCGGGAGCTCCTCCGGCGCGGCAATCTGAACAACGGCGGCATCGCTGGCCCGTCGTACGTGAATGGCAACAATGGCCTGACGAATGCCTGGTGGAACATCCTCGCGACAATTTCTGTGTATAAAAAATTTGATACTCGACCTCATAAGCCGGCTGAAGAAGCCTATACTTGGGAATACCCGAAATACGTGATAAAAGGCCATTCCTTTCTCATGAAGTAGATTGACATCTGCAGAGTGGGAAGGGGAGACTGGCAGGTGCGCTGCCAGCCGGGACTAGTAGACAACCGAAAGTCCCTGAATCACACAGAAAGGAAAATGCCTTTATGAAGAAATGCTGCAAGAATGTAAATATTTTAGCAGATGATTTTATTGAAGATCCAATTTATGAAGCACTTGACGAAAAATGGAAACGGCCAGATGTGGCAAAGTATCTGCATGGTCGCACAAGTTCAATGAGTTTGCAGGCTATGAAACGATTACTTCGAGACACAGACGAAAGAGATCTCATGGTATCCGGTCTGATCCGTACAGTGGCAGAAAGTCTCAGATATGAAATCCAGAACAGAGAGTTGAAAGTAGAACCTATTCAGTATGGTTGGCGGCGAGATGGAATAAACGGAAAGTTTCGAGAAATCGGAGTGGAGAGTGTAAAACAGCTTATTCTTGACGAAATAGCCAGCGAAGGACTGGATGAACTCTGGAGAAGAAAACTGGGCTATCATCAATATGCAAGTATCAAAGGAAAAGGACAACTCGGAGGCAAAAGAGCAATAGAGCATCAGATCAGAAAGAAATATGCTCAATCTCGGTATGCCTGGAAGGGCGATGTAAGGAAATGCTATCCATCGGTTGATACCCGTAAATTGAAACGTATGTTGGAACACGATGTGAAGAACGAAGTCCTTCTGTATCTTGTGTTCTTTCTGATAGGGACATACAAACAGGGACTTAATATCGGCTCCGGTTTATCACAGTTTCTGTGCAATTATTACCTGTCTAAAGCCTATGTGTATGTACTTAGCCTACATAAGACCAGAAAGCACCGAGATGGTACGACTGAAAGCAAGAGACTTGTATTTTTCTGTATATTCTATATGGACGACATCCTGCTCATAGGAGCCCGGGAAGCTGATGTTAAGAGGGCGGCTCGGGCGTTAGAAAAGTACCTGTTGAAAGAGTACGGACTCACAATAAAACCGGATGCAGACCTATTCCCGATTGATTATCGCATTAAAACCGGAAATAAATATGAGAATTACAGAGAAAAAGATAAGGCAGAAAGGCGCGGAAAACCGATAGATATGATGGGTTATGTGATTTACAGGGACCACACAGAAATCAGAAGCAAGATCTTTCTGCGGGCAAGGAGAGCTTATTCAGTAGCTTGGTACTGCATGAAGAATAGAGTTGAAATCCCTCTGGAGATTGCTTATAAATGTACCAGTTACTATGGATGGTTTAAACATACCGATTCCAAATACGTCAAAGATAAATATAACATTGATGCTGTTTGCACAGCTGCAAAAAGGAGGATCAGCAAGCATGCAAAAAGCGAAATATATGGAACGTCAGCCAGAAGTGCGCTGGCAGCCTGTTAATAATGGCATGGTGGATGTTACGCTGTGCTTGAATGAGCAGAAAGTGACGATTGAACAGGGACAGATGGAAGGCTCGGCAGAGCAGATGATGTATGAATATGACTATCATCAGTTCAGAGAATCTATTGACAAAATTAATGAAGAAGCAGTGAGAGTATCTCCTACAAAGTATATGTCCTATGTTCCAGAAAGCGAAAAAAGCTTAGAAGAGAAATTAGAGGAACTGCAGGCTTCGAACGAAATGCTTACAAGTTGCGTTCTTGAGATGTCAGAACTGGTATATCAGTAATGATGAAACTATTAAGTAACTTTATTATATTATTACAGAATGATGGAGGAAAAGAAATGATTGCAATGTTATGGGCACAGCAGATTATGCTTGGAAAGAAAACTTATGCAGAGGTACCGAGACTTCTGAAAGCAAAGGTAAAAGAAATCCTGGAAGATTCCGGAATGGGAGAACTGGCAAAGGAAGAATGACGAAACTACAGATAATAAGTAAACAATGGTCATTGATTTATGATCTTCTGCTACTTAATAAGGGGGCGAGTGAAAGAACCCTTGATGAGATTGAACGGGATATGGATACATTGGAATTTCATTGTAGAAAGTATGCCGACGCAGATGATGAAGAATTGATGGCATGAAAAGGGCCTGAGCAGGCTCTTTTTTTAATGGAGGTAAAACTATGTATAGCCAAAGAAGCCCGCCGTAAGAGCAATATAGAAGCTTTGGAAATTAAATACGGAGGTATTGGAATGACGTTAAAAGAGATTTTGGAAGCTGGTGGGGGAATCCTTTTTGTTGTTCTTACATTAGTACAGGTAGCGCCAATTAAGGTAAATCCTTGGACAGTATTGGGACGATCAATTGGTCGCGTACTGAACAAAGAAGTCATGGACAAAATCGAGGAGGGAAACGCTAAGAATGCACGTTACAGAATTATTCGATTTAATGATGAGGTTAAGCATGATGTAAAACATACAGAGGAGCATTTTGACCAGATTATTGAAGATATTGATACTTATGAAAATTATTGTAGCGATCATCCTCACTTTCCAAATGGAAAAGCAGTTCATTCGATTTCGAATATCAGGAAGATTTATGATAAATGTAGTGATGAACATTCTTTTCTGTAAACACTGGAGGCGGCAGGTAAAATGAAAAAAAGATTAAAAAAGATAGTTTCGGCGATAAAGAAAGTCGGAACATTGAACCTAGTGCTGATGTTTGTCGGCGCTTTTTTTATATGGTTCAACTGGCAGATGATTTTGCTGTACAGACAGTGTGATAGCATGCCGGAAACATATGCCTGTGCAGTTGTGGCAGCAACCATTGGAGAGTGTGGCATATGCGGCTGGATCCGGACAAACAAAGACAAACAGCAGGATCGGAAATGGGAAAAAGAGGACAGGAAGAAACAGGAACAAAACGACGCCAATATGGCAGAAAATGAGGAGGATTGAGAAAATGAAATTTAAAGAAGCATTTGAAGAGATGAAATCAGGAATTCCAGTAAAACTCCCGTCATGGGCTGGCTATTGGTGGTGGGATGAAGAATCCCAGACAATCCTTATGTACACAAAAGACGGTGACTGTCTGGATATAAGAGAAACACAGAATGTGGAGTATACGCTTCAGAATATTCTTTACGATGAGTGGGTTTATGCGGATAGTCGGAACTGCCCGATTCTTGGCGGAGAAGCAACATTCTCTTTTGGAGAAGCAATTAAGTACCTGAAAAGAGGCATGAAAGTAGCAAGAAAAGGATGGAATGGAAAGAAGCAGTACATTCAGCTTGCAAGCGGAATCTCTTATAAATCGCCTACCGGAGATATCGTGAACTGTGAACATGACGCAATCGGCAACATGGCAGTAGCTTTTGTCGGAACTTCTGGTGTACAGATGGGATGGCTAGCGTCACAGGCAGATATGCTTGCTGAAGACTGGGTATTTGCATAAGAAGAGGAGGATAAATTTATGACATTAGAATATTTTTTACTGTTACTTATGATTGTATCAATCTTTACCGGCTTAGTGACTGAAGGTATTAAGAAGTTGCTTGAAGAGTCAAAAAAAACCTACAAGGCAAATTTCCTTGCAGGAGGGGTGGCTGTAGCTTTATCTCTGCTTGTTGGAGTTGGGTACATTATTTTGATGGAGGCGCAGATTAATAGCAAAATGGCAGTATATCTTATTGCGTTAGTACTTTTGTCCTGGCTGTCTGCAATGGTTGGATACGACAAGGTCATTCAGTCACTTGGGCAAATTAAACTCCCGAATAAAAATGAGTAGTTAGGAGCCTGTTTTAAGACTCCTTTTTTGCGAGGTGGACTTATGGATAAGCAAAATATAACTGTGTTGAGAAAAATACTGTACGCAGTGGAATCCGGAGATCAGGTATATGGTAAGCAGGATTATTCCTGCTTTGCCGGGGTCGGAGCGAACTGTAGCAATGAAAAAGCTATTACGATCGGTGCGGGCCAGTGGTACGCAGGAGAAGCAAAAGAACTGTTATACCGGATTCAGAGAGCAAACCCGAAGCTATTCAAAGACATGGATAATGCAGGCATGGAAAAAGACCTGCTGATGAAGAGCTGGGATACATACGCCGTAACAGCAGAATCTGCGAAAGGAAAATGTATCGTAGACATTATCAGCACTGACTTGGGGAAGGAATGCCAGGATCAGTACATGGAAGACCAGATACAAGCGTATATTCCGATCATTGAAAAAGCATATGGAACCATGCCAGATAGTGCCATGATGGAATGCATCAATATCCTGCATCAGGGTGGCTTTGACGCATTGAAAAGAATCTTGTCTAAAACTCCGGAACCGTACACTGCAGACAAGATTTATGCAACGTTATGTAAGGATCCGGCAGACTCGACGCCGAACCAGGTAGGAGATTACACAGACAGACAGAAAGCGGTAATCAGCATGATTAAGAATTATGCTGTGACTGCGGAAAGAAAGGAAGATGCAGCAATGACAAAAACAGAAAAAGCAATAAGGCAGATGGAGACATGGGCGAAAGATGATTCTCACGGCTACGATCAGGACTACCGCTGGGGAGAAAAAGGAGA